ATGATGAAAACACCCGCGCTGATTGCTCTGTTGGTACTGATGCCATTGGCGGCCCACGCTGAAATTTATAAATGCGTCGACAACGGCCACACCACCTTTCAGGACTCCCCCTGTGCGGGCGGCAACTCTGAAACGGTGAATACCAACAACCTCACAATTATTTCCGTGCCTGCGGTATCGTCTCGCCCTGCGGCTTCCCTATCCGCAAATGCTCCCGCCTTCCCACGCATTGCTGTGCCGTACAGAAATCAACATCAAACGGCTCTGGAACTTCGTAATAGTCGAGTTAAGACGCGTGCTCGCTACCCGTTGAGACGTGGCTGGTGAAGTGGGAGTATTCATCACTCTTTATTACAAACCGCGCTTGTCATAGCTTTCTATATTTTATTTTGTGCAGACCCCACACGCCTTGCTCGCTGTCCGAGGGGGATAGAGGCATAAAGAAACTCAAGATAGAACTACCGGAAGGACAGTTAACCCACGTACTACGTCACACGTTCGCGAGTCACTTTATGATGAACGGGGGAAACATCCTGGTGCTACAACAGATACTCGGTCATCAGTCGATCACCATGACCATGCGCTATGCGCACTTTGCACCAGACCACCTAGAGGAAGCGGCCAAGCTCAACCCCCTCGCCATGCAGGGATGAAAGCTACCGGGTAAAAGTGTCCAACCGTTGGACACTTTATGGACACATACGAAAAAGCCGCCTCGAAAGGCGGCTTAGTCACTGTCTCAAATGCTTTGCTTATCAACCACTTAAGTGGTGCCGACACCAGGAGTCGAACCCGGGACCTACTGATTACAAGATAACTCAATTTTATATAGCAAACAGAGATTTATTAAAAAAAGAACTATGCAAAACTGGTGATACCGTCCAATGTAAAACAATGGTTTATAGAAAGGAACTACGCAGCATTTAAGGCATTATTTATGGCATCTGCTAATCAAAAGATAAAGCGGTTTCGTTACTCAATACGGCAAACACCGACCGGCGAACCGACCATCGTCTTTGAGATACGCCATCAATTCCAAGGCGCTAAGATCGGCCTCACTCCCTCCGATACAGTCGAACTCTGGCTGACCTACGCTGAAATGCCACACGTCATTGACCACTTGATGGATGAACGCACCTGGGAAGCTCACCGCAAAGCCATCTTGAATCTGCTCGCTTCGCACTTCACCCCACCACCTCGCTAATCGCTGCCAAAAAGTGCATAAACGCGCATGAAAACGCATGAAAAAATAGTCCTTTAAAACCTCCTTGCCGCCCAGTAGTGACGCGGCCTGAGCAGCTGCTGCAAGGGTGCATAAAAACCACCACATTTAGCGCGCGGGCGGGGCGGGGTGACGATGGCGCGGCGTGGGTCGTCGCCGTGGGTGGGCAGGCGGGCCGTACAGCCCTCACAAGGAACGTTCTAGGCTTTCGTGTGGTCGGGACAGGCTTAGAATTGCGTCGCTTGTAGCGAATAATAGAGCTAATCATAAGACTAATACGACTCACTCAAAAACCTGCTTCACGTATGCGCGCACAAAAAAGCCGCCCCAGTGGGCGGCTGCGTTCAGTGGCTTGTTTCACTCTGCGTTAGGGTCATCCAGTCGGTAGGGGTCGAACTTCACTACCTCTTCACCAACGTGCTCGTTGATCTCTCTCATCGTCGCCTGCAGCGGTTCCAGTTCATTGGCTACGAACACCCGCGCTGCCTTTTCGATGTCGCCAAACCCCCCGGTGTTTTGCGGAATGATGCCCATCAACTGGGGCGGGATGCGATGGCCTGCCAACTGATCGTCGCGGGTGATGTTCTTGATGTTGTAGAACTCATCTTTGGCGGCCACTTCCGATACTGGGATGATCTGAACGCCGTCCTTCTTGCCCCTGGGGGAGTAAAGAAACAGGTTCCGGAAGTTGCCCGGCCCCTTGCTCTCTTTCAGCGCTTTACGCATCGCGTCGATGTCTTTCTGATCGTGGGCGGGGTCGTTCACGTACATGATGAATCCCGCGTGAGAACCGTTCAGATAGTACCGGCGCCGGAACAGTGTCGCGCTCTCATTCAACCAGGCGCTTTGCAGGCTGCCGATATAGTCCGGCACCCCATAGATGGTCTGGTCGATATCGGGCTCCAACAGGTGGATGGTCCGCCCTTTTGGCAGTTCCACGCGCTCCATATAGTTGGGATTCCACCAGTACCGATCCTCATCACCGCGCCGCATGTACTTGGCCGAGCGGTGCTGTAACCCTAGCAAGCGCCCTAGCCGCCCTCTCACCTCCTCCAGGTACCCGTTGCCGAACACCAGGTAATCAAGAGCGAGCGCGCTAAACGCACGACGGCTTAGCAGCGGGTGAGGCACAAACGTTTTTAGCAAGATGTTCCGCTTCACTTGCATGGCGCTGCCGTGGTGTGGGGTCGCACGATAGCTCTTGGCTAGAATGCTCAAAGGGATCGGCGGCTCGTACCACTCATCCGGCGTCAACCAGACGCCTTCATACCAAACGTCACGCATGCTGGTGACCGGCTCAGGGTCGCCAAAGGTGAACGCCTCCATCCGCCCATTGTCAGTGGCCACCGCTGGGGCGGCCGTTTCAGTCTGATAGGCGGGCACGCGAATACGCGGCTTAGCCGCAGCGGTCGTTGTCATTCGTACATCTCCATTAGGGATTGCCCAGCGCCTTCGTTGGCCGGGCCGTCGATAGGCTCAAAATGTAAGGCGTGCATCGTTGCCCACGCGAGATCCGCGTGGCCGGTCGCCTTGTTGCGACCCGATACATAGGTGAATTGGCGGCCAGAGCCGGTCAGCTCCTTTTTGATACACATGAACGACGCGGCGAGATCCGACCAACCGGCATCGAACTCCAAGCGGTCTTTGCGCATGATCTGCTGAGCCTGGAGCACCATTGAGGTTTTGAGCGCGACGTCGTAACGGTAGCGAACCACGGTCGGGAACCACTTCTCAACATGCTCAGCCACCGCGCCGCCAATGCCGGTGGTATCGATGCCGATATGGCCAATCGTGTATTTGTCGCGGAACGACTCGATGAACGCGGCTTGATCTTCGTAGTCCTGACCTTTGAGCCGGTGCCGCTCCAATACCCGGTGCTTTTCCTCACGAGTACGCGCGGGAAGAACCACCACCAGCCCCGCGCCGTCGCCATCCTCGCCCTGCCCGGTCGGGTCGTAACCAATCCACACCTCCCGATCACCCACCGGGCGCGGCGCAAATGGCCGGTAGTCGTCCCACACTTCCCAACTATCCACCATGCACGCTTTCATCGTGGCCAGCGGGAACGCACTTTGTGAGTCATCGACAAACCCGCACATCAGCAGGTTGTCGAACTCCTCCGGCGAATACTCCATGCGCAGCTGATCGAGGTCGAACAGATCACAGCCGCCTTCCATCGCATCCAGCACGGTCACGATCTGCCGCCAGTGCCCATCCGGGCACAGCTTGCCGTTTTTCAATGTTTCGTGGCTGACATCGAACTCGGCGCGCTCGCTCTTCTTGCGGCGCTTGTTGAACAGATCCCCATTCCAGAACGGGTATCCCTCGTGGCCAACGCTGGAAGGTGTCGAAAAATACGTCTGCCGCCACTTCTTGTGCATGGCCATGCCGCTGGTGACTTTGCGGAACTCAGCAAAGCGATGAATCCAGAAATACTCATCCAGATAAACGTCACCGTGATAGCCCTGGGCGGTTTTGCTGTTGGTGCCCAGGAAGTGCAGCTCGGCGCCGTTATCCAAAACAATCGGGTCGCCCTTCAGCTCGACATCGCACACCTCTTTGACGAACTGAACGATGTAGTTACGGAAGATATGAGCCTGGGCACGGCTGGCAGAAAGAAAGATCTTGTTACGCCCGGTTTTGAACGCATCCACGATGGCTTCACGCGCAAAAAACCACGTTGCGCCAATCTGGCGGCTTTTGAGGATGTTACGAATGCGGTGCTTATGCCCCGCCTCTAACCACACCTTTTGATACTCGAACAGTGAATCCAAGAAGGCGACTTCCAACGCCTCCATTAGCTCCTCAGTCAAAGAGTTTCGACGTGGCTTCTTCTTCGGCCCAGCGTTGCGCGCCTCGATGTTGGGGTTTAAGTCTCCTTCGCGCCCGGTTTCGTCATACTTCCGAATCCTAGCCAGGCGCTCCAGTTGGCGACCAAGCAAATCAATCTCTTTAAAGTCGCCCGGCTCTTTTTTCGGTTTGGCCACCAATTGAACCATTCGCGCCTCCAGCGAGTGTTCTACTCGCTCGATGGGCGTGGCATCTTCCCAACGGTCGCGCGCCTTCCAGCTATGCACCGTCGCGGCTTTTTCGTTAATCACCTCAGCAATACGCGCGACTCGCCACCCCTGCCAGTAGAGATGGCGGGCGGTCATACGCGGCGATTCCTCGGCGCTCAATATCGGAGTGGGGGCTGTCGTCGTCATGCCGCCAGCGTACCCGCCGCGCGCGAAGCCCACGCCTGCCGTGGCTTGTCTTACCAACCCCGCACAACGCCAAAGCGTTGAGCCAAACGCGCTACACGCGGAACCTGAGCCCACACGAACAGCCACCCGCTCAGGAAGCCCAACATGCCCAAGTCATTCCGCGTCGCCACCGAAGGCGCAACCACCGACGGCCGCGAGATCCAGCGCGAATGGATCGAACAAATGGCCGCCAACTATGACCCGAAAAAGTACGGTGCCCGCGTGTGGATGGAGCACATTCGCGGCCTGACCGCCGACAGCGTCTTCAACGCCCTCGGCGATGTGCTCTCGGTAGAAGCCCGCGAAGTAGAAGACGGCAAGCTGGCCCTGTTCGCCGAGATCGACCCCACCGACGAACTCAAGGCGATGAACAAAAAGCGCCAAAAGGTCTACAGCTCCATCGAGGTCAACCCATCGTTTGGCGACACCGGCGAAGCGTACCTGGAAGGCCTAGCCGTCACCGACTCCCCCGCATCGCTCGGCACCGAGATGATCAAGTTCAGCCGCGAAGCGGGCAAAGGCTCCCCGCTGGCCAGCCGCAAGCAGCACGAAGGCAACCTGTTCAGCGAAGCGGTCGAAGTCGTGCTGGATTTCAGCGAAGAGAAGCCACCGGCCGCCGAGGGCCTGAAAGCCAAGATCGCCAGCCTGTTCAAACGCCACGACACCAAAACCACTAAAGGTTTCGAAGCCTTCCGCGCAGAGCTAGAAGGCACGCTGGAAGTGGTCGCCGAGCACTACAACGCCCTGGCCGATGAACTGGAAAACCGCCCTACTGCCGATCAATTCAGCCAACTGCAAGCCGATCATTCGGCACTGCAAAAACGCTTCGATGAGCTTTACGCCAAGCTCGACAGCACCCCAGATACGCCGCCGCGCACACCGGCCACCGGTAACGCCGAACAGCTAACCGACTGCTAAACGCTAGACAACCAGTAGCCACCAGGGCCACCGCCACTAAATTCAAGGGATACACAATGCGCAACGATACCCGCAAAGCCTTAAACCAGTTCAAAGCACGGTTAGCCCAGCTAAACGGCGTCGAGAACACAAGCGAGCAGTTCAACGTCGAGCCCAGCGTTCAGCAAACGCTCGAAACCAAAATGCAGGAATCCAGCGAGTTCCTGAGCCAGATCAACATGGTCGGCGTTGACGAAATCAAAGGCCAAAAGGTTGGCCTCGGCATTTCCGGCCCCATCGCCGGGCGCACAAACGTAGAAGATAAAGACCGTGCCACACGCAACGTCACCGAGCTGAGCGATAACAGCTACGAATGTGAAAGCACTGAGTTCGACACCCACATCGGATGGGCCCAGCTGGACGCCTGGTCGCGCTTCCCCGACTTTCAAGCCCGCGTGCGCAACGCAATCATCCAACGCCAAGCGCTCGACCGCATCATGATCGGCTTCAACGGCACCAGTGCCGCCGTCGAAACCGACCGCACAGCCAACCCGTTGTTGCAAGATGTCAATAAGGGCTGGCTTCAGCAGTACCGTGATAACGCCCCGGCTCGAGTGCTTACAGGCGGGAAGACAGCAGGCACCATCGTTATCGATGGTACTGCTGACGATACGCAGCCCAACAAGATTGTCGGCGACTACGCCAACCTCGACGCCCTGGTATTCGATGCCGTCAACGAAATGATCGAGCCCTGGTACCGCGAAGACACCGCGCTGGTGGCCATCATGGGCCGCAAGCTGCTGGCGGATAAGTATTTCCCCATGATCCAGCAGCACGCCGAGACCCCCACGGAAAATCGCGCCCTAGACCTGATCGTCAGTCAAAAGCGGGTCGGCGGTCTGCAAGCGGCACGTGCCCCGTTCGTTCCCGACGGCTCTATCTTGATCACATCGTTGGCCAACCTGTCGCTTTACTGGCAACGCGGCAGCCGCCGCCGCTACGTCATGGACAACCCCAAGCGTAAGCGCATCGAAAACTACGAATCCTCAAACGACGCGTATGTTGTCGAGGATTACGGCTTCGGCTGCCTGGTCGAAAACATCACATTCGCTGAATAAGCGGCAAAGCCACCCGCTAGCTGAAAAGGGAAATAGATGAAAAGCCCAGCCCGTAAACACTACGAGCAAGTGACCGCCGCGAAAGCGGCGGGCGCTGCCACGCCAGGCGAGCAGCAACAAGGCGAGCAATACGAACTCCACGCGCACGCCCTGTATGAGGCCCGCCGCACCCTCAAAACCATCAAGTCGATCCAGGCAAAGATCGAGAAAAAGCGGGAATTGCTGCCCGAATTCATGCCCTACATCAACGGCGTGCTGAGCGAAGGCAACGGCGCAAAAGACGACGTACTCATGACCATGATGGTCTGGTGTATCGACGTGGGCGACTTCGAAAAAGCGCTGGAAATTGGAGCCTACGCCGTGAAGCACAGCATTGATACGCCCGACCAGTACGAGCGCGATACCGTCAGCATCCTCGCCGAAGAAATCGCCGAAGGCGTCCGCGCATCGCTTGAAAAAGAGGAAGCAGACGCCGACGCCCTGGCCAACGTCATGGCGCGCACCGTCGCCACGGTCGGCGACCACGACATGCACGACCAGATCAAGGCCAAGCTCCACAAGAGCTACGGCTACGCCTTGCGCGCCGCAGAAGATCCCGAAGGCGCGCTCGAGCAGCTCAAGCAAGCGCTGTCGCTCAATGAACGAATTGGCGTCAAGCAGGACATTCAGCAGCTCGAACGCCAAATCAAGAACGCCGGTGGCAAGGCAGGCGCCTAGCTACCCAACCGAGTCGCACCCCGACGGCAAGGGGGCATCGCCAAGCAAGGGCTTTTAGCCTCGCGCGAAGTGATCCACCCCCTTCTTTCTTAACAGGTGGCCAGCATGATCGCCCACGGCACTAACCCACCTAGCCCAACGCTAGAGCCCATCGCCAACAACGGCTTTTGGCCAGAAATAAACCCCAACGACTTCCGTGAAGAAGAGCGTGTGCACAGCGTCACGCCCAAGCGACTAACACAATCGCTGCGCGCCGCCATGGCTGATGTAAACCGCCAGTTGGCCGACTACCAAGCCGAACAGCAGGAAAGCGGCCGCGCCACGATTGACGAAGTACCGGTCGAAAACTGGCAGACCCCCGGCGATCTCCAGCTGCTCTACCGCCGCGCCGTCTACGCACAAGCACAGGCGGATCTCCTAGAACGCTACCGCGACGCCTCCGCCACCGGTAAAGGCGACGAACGCGGCGAAGCCAAAGACCTCGCGGCAGACGACTACCGCGCCGATGCCCGCTGGGCCATCGCTGAACTCGTCGGCCGCACGCACACCACGGTCGAGCTGATATGAACCGCGTCGTGCGCGCTCACCAGGGCGAAACGTTAGACGCTCTGCTCTACCGCGTGTACGGCAGAACCGCCGCCATCACCGAGCAAACGCTCACGCTCAACCCGCATCTGGCAGAACAAGGCCCGGTGCTCAAAGAGGGAACGCCGGTCACGCTGCCGCCACCACCGGACACCCGCGAAACCAAACAGCCACGCATCCAGCTTTGGAACTGAGGGAGCCCATGAGCCACCCGTATGAAATCACCACCGAAAGCGTCAAAGCCGCGCCCCCGGCCATCGTCTCGCTGCTGCACGTCGGCGGCATGACGCCCGCCGACTGGGTCACGGTCCTCACGCTGCTCTATCTCGCGCTACAAATCGGGCTGCTGGTACCGCGCTACCTCACCCGCCTGCGCACCTACTGGGAGAACCGCCGTGGGTCTTAAAACCAAACTCGGCGTTAGCCTCGCCGCCGGTGCCATCAGTATCGCCACCGCCGTGGTGTCGTTTTATGAGGGTTACGAGCCCACCGCCTACCGCGACCCCGTGGGCATCCCCACCATTTGCTATGGCCACACCGCCACGGTGCGCATGGGGCAAACGCTCAGCCAAATCGAATGCACCGCCCTGCTGCAGCAAGATCTCGGCCACGCCTTCGCGGTGGTGGATCGCCGCGCACAGGTCGAGCTTCCAGAGCCCACCCGCGCCGCGCTCGCCTCGTTCGTTTACAACGTGGGGGAAGGCAACTTCGCCCGCTCCACCCTGCTGCGCAAGCTCAACCGGGGCGACCTACGCGGTGCCTGCCACGAGCTAAGCCGCTGGGTCTACGCCGGTGGCCGCAAGCTCAACGGCCTGGTGAACCGCCGCACCACTGAAAAAGAGATCTGCCTAGCAGGGTTAGAACAGGAGGCCACCCCATGACCCGCCTACTCGCCGCCCTCGCCATCCTCGCCCTGGTGCTGCTGGTCACCTGGGCGCTGTGGCAGCGCACTCACGCCGCCGAAGCCCGCGCAGATCTCGCCGAACAGCTGCTCGCCCAATCACAGCAGCGGGAAGCAGAAAGCAAAGTGGTCATCGATGCGCTCTGGGAAAACGCCATGCGCCTAGAAAGCCAACGCCGCGCGTTGGCCAATCAGCAAGCCGCCCTCACCCGCACCGCCTCACACCGCCTGGCCACCATTGAGGAACTCCAACATGAAAACGCCACGCTACGCGCTTGGGCTAGCACCTCTTTGCCTAGTGATGTTATCCGGCTGCGCCGCCGCCCCGCCGTCACCGGTGCCGCTGCTTACCATCAATCAGTGCGCGACCCCGAGCCCCTGCACCCTGCCAGCGAGCCACCCGCGCAATAACGGCGAACTGCACCTGCAGCTAGAACGCACCGAAGCCGCCTGGGCACAGTGCGCCGCCGAAGTCGACGCCATCATTCTTTGCCACCAGGAAGGCACCCAATGATCAAACTCCAATCCCTACGCCAACACCTACTCGCATCGGTCGAAGAGCTGCGCCGCAACCCCGAGCAGCTCCACACCTTCGTGAACGACGGTAAGGTGAAGTTTTCGCGCGGCACCAACCTAAGCCACCAATACACTGTCGATGCTCAAATCATCATCACCGACTACAGCGGCAGTCTCGACACGGTCATGGTCCCGCTACTGCAGTGGCTCAATACCTACCAGCCCGATCTCATTGAAGATGAGGCGGTGCAGATCGAGGCCGAAATTCTCAGCAACACCCATTGGGATCTCGCGCTGACCGTTCAGCTCACCGAGCGCGTCGTCGCTAAGGTCGATTGCAGCACCGGCCGCATCAACGCCGAGCACCGCATGCCCGAGTACCCCGCCGATGCCTGCCCCGCCAAACACTGGCAGCTCTACATCAAGCACCCCGAAAATGCAGAGCATGACTTGGTGGCAGAATGGGATAGCCCAGCATGAGTGACGAACTGCAAAAGCTTGATAACTGGCTAACGCCGCTGATCCAAAACCTCAGCGCCAAAGAGCGCCGCGTGTTGGCCAGAGAAGTGGCCAGAGATCTCCGCATTGCCAACCGTGAGCGCATCAAAGCGCAAACCAACCCAGACGGCACCCCTTTTCAGCCACGCAAACAGCTACGCGGCCGAAGCGGTGCCATCCGCCGAAAAGCCATGTTCAAAAAGCTGGGTACCGCCAAGTATCTCAAGGTGAGGACCAGCGCCGATGAAGCCGCCGTGGAATTTAGAGGGCAAGTCGCGCGTATTGCTCGCGTCCATCACTACGGGCTGCGCGACCGCGTCGAGAAAGACGGCCCGCAACACCAGTACGCCCGCCGTGAACTCATCGGCATCACTGCCAAAGACGCCGACCACGTGGCCAACAGCGTGCTGAACCACCTCGCCCCACCTCACTAACCCGCCGCTTGTGTAGCAGAGTTCGCACAACGCCCATCGCTACCACATCGCGCGTAAGCCGCGCAGCATGAACGGCATGAACAACGTCGCCGAACTACTCCGCCTAATTGCCAACCTGATCCGCCTTGGTGCTATCGCCGAGGTGGATCACGGCGCGCCGGGGGAACGCCTACCCGCCGTGCGCGTGCGCTCGGGGGATCTGCTCACCGGCTGGCTACCGTGGGCCGGTGGCCGCGCGGGAACTACCCGCGATTGGAACCCGCCCACCGTTGGCGAACAGGTAATGATCCTCTCCCCCGGTGGGGATCTCGCAAACGGTGTGGCCATGCCCAGCCTGTTCCAATTCAGCGCCCAGCCACCGACCAACGACCCCGGCAAAATCAGCCGCGAGTTTCCCGATGGCGGCCTGATTGAGTACGACCACGAACGCCAAGTGGTGCGTATCAACCTACCCGGCCGCTTAGAGATCACCGCCCCAGGCGGCACACAGTGGGTAGGCGGCATCCAGCACCAGGGCGATATGCAGCGCGAGGGCAGCTATCAGCAAAACGGCGGCACCCACACCCACAACGGAAAAAACACCGGCAGCGACCACAAACACAGCGGCATTCAGCCCGGCCCAGCTAACACAGGAGAGCCCATCTAATGCCCGGCATGAACGTCAATACCGGCAAGCGGCTAGATGGCATCGACCACATCCGCCAAAGCGTGGCCGACATCATCACCACACCCATCGGCTCCCGCGTCATGCGCCGCGACTACGGCAGCCTAGTGCCCGAGCTGCTCGACATGCCAATGAGCGACGCGCTCATGATGCAGGTCTATGCGGCCACTGTCATCGCGGTGACCCGCTGGGAGCCGCGCATTCAGATCACCGGCACGCGCCGCGAGGTCAGCGCAGCAAACCCCGGTACCGCCATCATTGAGCTGACCGGAAAAACCGCCGCAGGCGAGCCGCTGAGCATAGGAGTGCCCATTCAATGAGTCGCGCCGAGCTGATAGACCTGTCGCGGCTGCCTCAGCCTGAGTTCACTCAGACGCAGAGCTATGAAGAGCTGCTCAGTGAAATGCGCGAAGAGCTGGTCGCGGCCATGCCCGAAAGTCAGCGCGAAGAGATTGCGGAAACACTGCAGCTAGAAAGCGAGCCGCTAACCAAGTCGCTGGAATATGCCGCCTACCGCGTGATGGTCGAACGCCAACGGTTCAATCATCGCAGCGCCCGCCTAATGCTCGCCTACGCAGAGGGCGAAGAGCTGGACCATATCGGCGTCACCTACTATCAGACTCAGCGTCTAGGGCTAGAAACAGCCACCCCGGAAGACGACGACAGCTACAAGCGCCGATTGCTGCTCGCATTTGATGGCTACAGCACCGCCGGGGCTCGTCAAGCATATATCTATCACGCACTGTCCGCCGATGCGGACGTGCTAGATGCCAAAGTGGTGGGCAATACAGCGGGCATCGTGCGGGTGGCTGTTCTATCTCGTTCAGCCAACGGAGTGCCATCCGCTTCACTGCTGACCAAAGTGAATGCGGCACTTAGCGCAGAAACCGTGCGACCGCTTAACGATCAAGTCGACGTGCTGCCCGCCGAGGTCATCGAATACGAAATTCGCGCCCGCATCCGCGTCAAGCAAGGCCCGGCGAGCCGCGTGGTGCTCGAAGAAGCCGAGCGCCGCGCCCGCGAATACGCAGAGGGCCGCCAGCGCCTGGGGATGCCCATCATCCGCGATGCAGTGCTCGCCGCGCTCTGGGTCGAAAGTGTCGAGCACGTCGAATTGTTATCACCGTTAGACGACATCGACCGCACGGACAGCCAATCGGCGTTTTGCACCTTGATCGAGGTAGCGAATGACAACTAAACGCAGCCTGCTGCCTCCCAATGCAACCCGGCTAGAACGTGCCGTTGAAAACGCCACGGATAAGCTGCGCGCACCTGGCGTGCATGCGCTGTGGAACGCTTACGACTGTGAAGAGCGCCTACTGCCATGGCTTGCGTGGGCTATGGGCGTAGAAATATGGGATGACGCGTGGCCCGTATCGGTCAAGCGCTCAACCATCGCTGCTGCAATGAAGATCGCTCGCCACCGGGGCAGTGTCTGGGCAGTCAAAGAAGCGCTTATTGCCGCCGGTTACGCCGGGGCAGAAATCGAGGAAGGCTTGCCGCCGCTCAGGCACAACGGCGCGCAGCTGCGCGACGGCCTGGAAACCTACGGCGGCGGTAACCGATGGGCCATGTTCCGTCTAATCGCCGACCTGGGCGAAGATAAAGGCGTGTCGGGTAAAGAGCTAAATCAGCTAGTAGCGCTGGTCAATAACGCCAAACCTGCACGCTCTCAGTTAACAGAAATCGCGTATCGCGCCAATGTCACAGATCTGGCCGCCCCCGAAGAACACAGCCACATCACCGCAGAAACCCTCGTTAGCGATGTTCGCCCCGCTGGCCGCCGCCGCGACGGCAGCCTCGCCCGCAACAACGCCACCAAGCTACCGCCCGCGCCTACTCGGCTAGACGGTACCTGGATGCGTAACAACCTGATCGCCCGCACCGGCGTTAGCCCCTACTTCGGCTGGGAGATCACCGGGGAAACCCGCGAAAACCGCTGGGAGGCATCCCGGATAGCAGTCGCGCAAGAAATAAGCGACGCGCTATCCGCCCCATCGCTGCCGCGCGATGCCCGCTACCGCCGCGATGGCCAGCCCAAGCGCGGCGCGTCGAATCCGTCAGCGCTAGAGGTCGCAACGCTCACCATCAGCCGCCGCCAGCGGCGAAACGCCAAGCTGGCACGCAATGCCGCCGCGCCGCGCGTGGCAAACCACCACCAATACCTAACGATGTGAGGCAGCTATGCAGCTAAAAGACAAAGCCGACCCGCGCGGCGTGCTGGAAATCACCGTCTACCGAGACGGCCAACCCATTGAGCAGTGGCGTGATGAAAATCTAATCGTCAACGGGGCGCGCGCTATTCAAGCGCAACGGCTAGCGGGCGAAGGCGAGGGCCGTCACGTTGCACGTATCGGCTTCGGTGAAGGCTCAAGCCCGGCAAGCCCAAACGACACTGGCTTAACCGGTGCCTACACCCGCGCGCTGGCCGGTCACGACTACCCAGCCACTGGCGAGGTGCGGTTCCACTTTGAGCTAGCCCGAAGCGAAGCCAACGGCAAGATGATTCGCGAGTTCGGGTTAATCGCCGCAGACGGCACGCTGTTTTCGCGCAAGGTGCGCGGCGTCATTGAGAAATACGACGAAATCAGCCTAAGCGGCACCTGGACAATCATTTACTAAGAGGTAATAGCGATGGCGAACGTACCAGAGCAGTCGCAGTGGGAAAGCGGCATCTATCAGTTTGAAGAAACCGACCCTGTGCAGGGTGGCCCCGACGGTATCGACAACCTGCCCAATAAGCAGCTAGCAAACCGCACGCGCTACCTGCGCGATTGGCTAGACAGCCTGCAAGCGTCCGTCGATGCCGTGGGCGCGGAGGGTCAAAACGCCCTATGGATCGCGGTCGAAAACAACGCCTCCATGGTGGGCTTGCTTGAGCAAGAGCTGCAGCGCCAAAAGTTCGTACGCCACCAAGAAGGCGAGTTCGTACTCACAAATCGCGGCATTATTCGCGGCTGTGGCCTCACGGCCTCCACGGGCGCAACGCGGAACCTGAACATCGCCCCCGGTGCTGTGTTTATGCTCGGGCGCGAGTGGGGTGTCGCGGCAAAAGACAATGCCGCCAGTGTGCCCAACAACACGACGGCCACCACGGGGACCGCCTACGCCTACTTGTATGTGAGCGCAAGCGGCATGGCGCTTAGCGTCACCAGCTTGAACGAACCGGCACCCGACGATGCGCTAGTGCTGGCCAGTATCACGATTCCAGCAGGCAGCACCGGGGCAAGCGACCCGAACCTAGCCAACGTCACTATCACCACCACCGCCCGCCGCGAGCCCAATTGGCCCTGGGTGCAATCCAGCCCCGCGTATCAGCAACAGGATTTTGAGCGCGTGATGGGTAAATCCAACTACCACCTAGCGTTTGATATTGCCGAGTGGGATGGCGAGCGGCCCTCGCTGGTATCTCACGACACAGACCGCGCGGCGAACACCTTCCGCGCCTACCTCATGGGCAGCGCCGATAACGTCCGCGTGCGTTACGTCGCCCACTTAATGCACCAGTAGGAGAGCACCATGCAGATTAAAACTATCGGCCAAGGCCCGCACCCTGATTTTTCCATTAGCGGCAGCATCGTCACCGTCGCAGGCATTGAGATCGACGCAGAGGCGCGTCAGAGCGAAGCCCAAAGCGTCATCGATATTCGCCAGAGCGCTGGCATCGCGCATGAGGGTGGCAACGGCTACCAGCTCGCCACTATCGTCATTCCGCCGCGCGACTATGAGCTGATCGAGGCAGAAGGCGAGCCGACCGAAGGCGAAGAAGGCGAGAGCACCGAGCGCCACGCTCTGCCGCTGGATACGCGCCGCGTAGCCGTCACCATCTGGCCAGCGGTTTAAGCCCGGCCATAGATAAGCCAACAGTCGCTAGGAGAACATTATGTCCATCATCATCGCCTCACCCGATAGCCTGCGCGCCCAAGTCGAAGCCGCCACCGGCGGCAAGGTCACCGTGCTGTATGACGACAAGGGATTCCCGTCCTACATGCACGTCATCCCCAAGTTCCGCTATGAAGACCTCGGCTTTGATACCGAGCTAGGCGCCGGTGTTTGCACCGCGTTCACCAAGGGCAATACCGAGCTAAGCGAAATATTTATCGGCCAATATCAAGCCAGCGTATTTGATGGTCGCGCCGTATCGCTGCCCGGTCGGGATCCGCGCGCCTCCATTAACTACGACGCATCAAAAGCCGCCTGCGAAAACAAAGGCGCGGGCTGGCACTTGATGACCATGCACGAATGGGCAGCAGTCGCGCTCTGGTGCAAGGCCAATGGAATGGAGCCGCGCGGCAACACTGACTACGGCCGCGCCCACGACGCCACCCACGAAGTCGCCCGCCGTCAGGACGGCGGAACGCCTGGCGTAGCCGAGGGAGACTCCCGCACGCTCACTGGCTCAGGCCCAGCGTCATGGCGTCACGATGGCACCCTAGGCGGCATCGCTGATCTAGTGGGCAACGTCTGGGAATGGCAAGACGGCATGAAAATGGTAGATGGCCGCGTCTTCGCCTCTGCTGACAACGACTACGCCCGCGCCGAAGCGGATTGGCAAGATACCGGCATTGATCTGGATAGCGGCGGCAACTTCAGCACCAATACCGTGGTGGGCAATGAGCTGACCAACCGCCTCTTGATCACCCAGGCAGGCGTTGCCCTGCAGGGCCGTATCTACACCACCCTCACAGGCGAGCGGTTCCCGTATCGTGGAGGCTACTGGGTCAGCGGCAGCAGTGCTGGCCTCGGCGCGCTGGGCTTGTACTACCCGCGCACGCTCACGGGCACGCGCCTCGGGTTCCGCCCCGCTTTTGCGCTCTGACATCTGAAACCCTGAGTATCTGAACGGCCCGGCGATAGCCGGGCTTAAGGACGTAGCGTAATGGAAGACCTTAAAATCAGGCGACGAACAGAAGAGATGATCGCCTACGCCTACGTGGCGTTGCGGCAGTTCCCCAAATCAGAGCGGCACGTATTAAGCGCAGAGATACGCGGCAGCTGTTGGAAACTGCTGCGCCTGATCATTATTTGCAACAAGCGGTACCACAAGAAAACCACCTTGCAGGAATTAGACGCCGAGCTAGACACGCTCCGCTCACTAATCCGCATGGCGCATCAGTTAACGTTTTTGCCGCTAAAGCGCTATGAAGCCTGGTCAAGGAAGGTCGATGAAATCGGTAGAATGACAGGCGGATGGATCAAGTCCATGCGCTAAGCAGTAAACGGGCTGGGAGTTATTAGCGGTTCCCGTATCGTGGAGGCAACTGGAACAACGGCAGCAATGCTGGCCTCGGCGCGCTGAACTTGAACAACCCGCGCACGAACACGAACACGAACATCGGGTTCCGCCCCGCTCTTGGACTACCCCGGCCAGAAGGTGCCCGCTCAAGGGCGTGCATCCCGAGCCATTCAAAAGGACGCCCAGCCCCCGGCGAAAGCCGAAAAACGGAATCGGCGCGGCGGCAAGTATTTAGGAAAGCCGCCGCGCCCACTCATCAACAAGTCGCCAAGGAAGAACGATGGCCAAAAGGCACTACGGGCTAATGCCTCAAATCACAGACTTTGAAAGCCTGTACCGCGCCCACCTGCAGGCCCGCCGAGGCAAGCAAGATCGCGCCGAAGTGCTGCGCTTCAGCCAAGACTTAGAGGGAAACCTGTTCCAGCTTCAACGCGAAATCACCGAAGGCACCTACCGCACTGGCGAATATCGCTACTTTCGCGTGTTCGAGCCAAAAGAGCGCACCGTCGCCGCCCTGCCCTACCGTGACCGCGTCGCACAGCACGCACTAATAGGCACTATCGAGCCCATATTCGAGCGCACCTTTCACAGCGATAGCTACGCCTGCCGCCCAGGCAAAGGAATGCACGCCGGGGCAGACAAAGCACAGCAGTTCCTACGCCAAGTAGAGCGCGGCCATGGGCGCGTTTACGTGCTAAAGGCCGACATAAGCAAATACTTCGCCAGCATCGACCACGGTGTTTTAAAGCGCCTATTCCGCCGCCGCATCGGCTGCCCGCAAACCATCGCTATGCTGGATGAGATCATTGATTCCAGCGCCGTCGAAGGCGACCTAGCGCCCAAGGGCTTGCCGATCGGAAACCTAACCAGCCAGCTAGCCGCCAATGTTTATCTTCACGAGCTAGACGACTACGTAAAGCACGGCCTGCGCGAGCGGCGCTATATCAGATACATGGATGATTTTTGCGTTATCCACCACGATAAAGCACGCCTGCACCAGATACGCGCGCAAATAGAGCACTTCCTGTGGGATCAGCTGCGCCTAAAGACCAACCACAAAACCCAAGTGTTTCCAGTCAGCAAGGCCAGAGGTAGAGGCCTGGATTTTCTCGGTTACAAAATCTGGCCCCATGCCCGCCGGGTACGCAAAGACTCGGTGCTACGCATGCGCAAAAAGCTGCGCCACCTACAGCGCCAATATGCCGTAGGGGCCATTGAGCTAGACGAAGTGCGCCAAGTCGTCGCCAGCTGGATTGGTCACGCATCGCACGCAGATAGTCAAAATCTAAGAAAAGAGCTACTAGGGAGCGTGGTGTTCAAAAGAAACGCTTAAGAAAGTGTCCTGCCCACTCCGCACAACGCCCACCGCTACCCCTTCGCGCGTAAGCCCCACACCATGGCACCACAAGGCACACCCACTAACCCCGCTTGAACCTGCGCAGGAGACAAGCACACATGGCTGATTATCATCACGGCGTCCGCGTCGTCGAAATCAACGAAGGCACGCGCCCTATCCGCACCGTCTCCACCGCCGTTATCGGCCTGATCGCCACCGCGCCCAATGCCAGTCCTGGCACAGCGGCCAGCATCACCGTGAACGGCAGTGAAACCAACGGCAATCTCACCTACACCGCCAAAGCCGCCGGTATAGCAGGCAATAGTATCCGCATCACCCACGCAGACCCGGGCGCGCCCTCTTCGCCCATCGGCGTATCGGTGGATCAAAAGCACATCACTGTCGCGCTAGCCACTGACGCCCAAGGCGCACTGCTCAGTACCGCCGATGAAGTCGCCACCGCGATTGCCGCAGATACTGCCGCCGCCGCTCTGGTCACGGTAGCCACCGAAGGCGACGGCCAAGGAGTGGCGGCCACTGCCTCGCGGGTAAGCCTCACCGGCGGCACCGACGAACCATTCCCGCTAAACGAACCGGTGCTAGTCACCAACATTTACACCGCCATCGGCCAAGCCGGTGCCGGTGGCACGTTGCGCCGCGCGCTAAGCTCCATCGTCGAAGAAACCAAGGCGATGATCGTCATCGTTCGCGTAGAAGAAGGGCAAGATGCCGAAGAAACCACGGCCAACGTCATCGGCGGCGTGGATCAGGTCACCGGCAAAAAGACCGGCATTCAAGCGTTCACGGCAGCGGAAACCAAGTTCGGCGTGAAGCCGCGCATCTTCGGCGCACCGGATCTCGACACCCAGGCGGTCACTGCTGCCTTCGGTGGTATCGCCCGCCAGCTGCGCGGATTCCTCTACGCCTTCGCTCACGGCTGCGAAACCAAAGAAGAAGCGCGTATGTATCGCGAGAATTTTGGCGACCGCGAAATCATGATCATTTGGCCCAACTGGCAGGCGTTCGACGTTGATGCTGAAGAAACCCGCCCGCTGCCTGCCGTCGCCAAGGCGCTTGGCCACCGCGCCCGCCTGGATAACGAAATTGGCTGGCATAAAACGCTTTCAAACATGCCGGTTAACGGCGTGACTGGCATTACCAAAGAGCTGTCCTGGGATCTGCAAGACCCGGCAACCGACGCGGGCTACCTCAACGAAGCCGACGTGACCACGCTCATCCGCAAAGAAGGCTTCCGCTTCTGGGGCTCTCGCACCTGCAGCGCCGATCCGCTCTTCGCGTTCGAGTCATACACCCGCACCGCCCAGGTGCTCGCCGACACAATCGCAGAAGCGCATTTCTGGGCAGTCGATAAGCCCATGCACCCCAGCCTAGTGCGCGACATCATCGAAGGCGTCAACGCCAAATTCCGCGAGCTAACCCGCAAGGGCTACATTCTCGGCGGCTCCGCATGGTTCGACGAAGAGCTGAATACGCCAGAGGTGCTCAAGAGCGGCAAACTCTACATCGACTACGACTACACGCCGGTACCGCCGCTAGAAAACCTCATGTTCCAGCAGCGCATCACCGACCGCTACCTAGTCGACTTCGCCGCACGCATCACCGAATAAGCCGCCCAGCGATAGGCGCTAACAGGAGCAATCCCAATGGCACTACCTCACATCCTCAAAGACTTTAACTTGTTCGGCGATGGCAACAACTGGCAAGGCCAGATCCCCGAACTCACGCTGCCCGAACTCGCCCGCCGCATGGTCGAGTACGAAGGCGGCGGCATGGACGGCCCCATCGAAGTCGACCACGGCAACGAACTGCAGGAGTTTGAATGGGTGCTTGGCGGCATGACCGTTGACGGCCTGTTCGATACCTACGGCAGCCCTGTCCACGACGCCGCCCTGCTGCGCTTCACCGGCTCTTATGAATCCGACGAAGACGGCGGCATCATCCCCGTTGAGATCGTCATGCGCGGCCGACACAAAACCATCTCGATGGGCGATGCCAGCAAAGGCGACAACAACCAAATCAGCGTCACCACCACGCTGAGCTACTTCAAGCTCACGGTAGACGGTGAAGACGTGATCGAGCGCGACGTGCCCGGCTACGTGTTCAACGTACGCGGCGAAGACCGCCTTGCCGAACGCCGCCAAGCCCTCGGCCTGTAATCCAACCAAACGACACGGCCGCCCCGGCGGCCAAACCCAATCCATAGGAAGCCACAGCAATGACCGATAAGACCGAAGCCCAAACCGAAGAGCAAACCAGCGCCCAGCCCGCCGCCCCCGGCGTCCCCACCGAAGTGGTCGAACTGGAAACCCCGCTGCAGCGTGGCAAAACCACCGTCACCGAAATCACCGTGCGCAAGCCCATGAGCGGCGGCATGCGCGGCGTCTCCCTGGTCGACATCATGAACCTAGACGTAGCCGCCCTCACCAAAGTGATGCCGCGCATCACCACGCCCGCACTCACCGAAGCCGAGCTGAAAACCATGGATATCGTCGATCTAGTGCAACTCGGCACGGCGCTGAACGGTTTTTTAACACCAAAGAAGTTCAAGGAAATCGAAGCCTAGCCCTCCCCGAGTTCGTCGAAGACGCCATGGCGGATCTCGCCATGGTGTTCCACTGGGAGCCGCAAGCCATGGACGGCATGGAACTCGACGAACTAATGGAATGGCGCGAACGCGCCCGCAAACGCCACGAAGGCAGCAAGCCCAAAGGTAGCAAGCAAGGCAAAAAGTAAGGCAGCAAATAAGGAAAACCGATGGCACGGAATCTACGACTGCAAGTGATGCTCAACGCCGTGGACCGTGTCACCGGCCCACTCAAACGCATGCGCCAAGGCGCTGGGCAAACCGGCCAGGCCATGCGCGAAACCCGCGACCAGCTCAAAGAGCTACAACGCACCCAAAGCGACCTCACCAGCTACCGCAAAGCCAACGCCGCTCAACGGCAGAACACCCGCGCGATGCGCGACGCCCGCGCACGCAACCACCAGTACACCCAAGCGCTGGAACAGCAGCGCGAAGCCCACGCCAACGTAAAGTCAGGGCTCACCGTTGCCCGCCGGGAATACGACCGCCTCGCCAAAGAGCTACTACGCACCAAACAGCCCAGCGACCAGCTTACTGCCTCGCTCGAGCGCGCCCGCGTGCGCTTGCATGGCCAGCAAACCGAGTTCGATCGCTCCGCCCGCGCCCTGCGGGAATACCGCAACCGAACCCGCCACGCAGGCGAAGAGGTCAAACGGCTCACCCAAAACCACGCCACGCAAACCGAGCGCATCCGTGGCCTAAAAACGCGCCTGGATGAAGCGGGCATCAGCACCGACAACCTGGGCCGAAGCGCCCGAGAGCTGCGCACCAAAGAGGAACGGCTCAACACCGCCCTGCAGGAACAGAAGCGCCACTTATCGGAAGTCGCCCAACGTCAGCGCCGATTAACAGAGGCACGCGACCGCTACCAAAACGGCATGGCCCACGTCGCCCGCGCCCAAGGTGTGGGCATGGGCATGTTCGGTACCGGCCTTGCACAAGGTTATGCTGCCAGCCGTTTGCTAGCACTAGGCGTTGCCTTCGGCGAATCGATGTCTGGGGTACAAGCACTCACACGCCTAGAGGCGGATGATGAGCGCTTCCTAGCATTACAACAGCAGGCTAGAGAGCTAGGCTCCTCAACGGCATTCAGTGCTACCCAAGCCGCCGATGCCCAAGGTTTTTTAGCCATGGCGGGCTTTGATTCGGACGCGATCCAAGCGGCCATGCCCTCAATGCTCAACTTGGCACTAGCCAATAATGCCGACCTCGCTAGAACAGCAGACATCTCCTCCAACATTCTTTCAGGGTTTGGCCTTGATCCGAGCGAGATGCAGCGTGTCAGTGATGTATTAACAGCCACCACTACCCGTGCAAACGTTGATCTCAGCATGCTGGGGGAGTCGATGAAGTTTGTGGCACCCCAGGCCAGAGCGATGAATATGTCGCTAGAGCAGTCAGCTGCGATGGCGGGATTGCTCGGCAATGTGGGCATTCAAGCTAGCCAAGCGGGTACCACTCTTAGGGCAATGGTGACTCGTCTGGCGGCTCCTGTGCCAGCAGCGGCAGCGGCAATGGAGACGCTAGGAGTTAGCGCCAAAGACGCTCAGGGCAACCTAAGAGACGTCCCCAATATTCTCGCAGACGTTGCGCGCGCCACAGAGACGATGGGTAACGCAGATCGCGCAGGCTTTCTAAAAGCCATCTTCGGCGAAGAGCCAGGCGCGGGGATGGCCGAACTTATCGCCCAGCAAGGCACCGCAGGCATTGAGGCATTTGTGGAAGTGCTGTCCAACTCTATGGGCGAAGCCGCTCAAGTCGCCAGAGTGCGCGCAGATAACATTGGCGGCGACCTAAAAGGCCTGCGTAGCGCTTGGGAAGACGTGGGCATCAGTATCACTGAAACCAACAAAGGTCCCATCCGCGACTTAATCCAAAACATCACCAGAGTGACGCGCAGTGTGAGCGCATGGATAGAGGCCAACCCAGAGCTAGCAGGCACCATCGCCAAGGTGGCGGCGGGCATGATCGCGCTTGCCACGGTGGGCGGTGCCGTCACCATGACGTTTGCCAGCATCCTCTCCCCGCTGCTGTTCACCCGCTTTGCCATGACCACGTTGGGCATTAAGGTCGGCGGCCTAGGCACCGCATTAGGCTGGATCGCTAAAACCGCCATCCCCTGGGTGGCCGGTGCACTGAAAGGCTTGCTGGTCGCTATGGGGCCCATCGGCTGGGGCATTGCCGCCATCGCCGGTGCCGCGTTCCTGATCTACCAATACTGGGAGCCCATCAAGGCGTTTTTCACGGGGCTCTGGCAGCAGGTCAAAGCCGCGTTCGATGAAGGCGTGGGCGGCGTTGCTCGGCTGCTCATCAACTGGTCACCCCTTGGGCTGATCTACAACGCGTTCACCAGCACCTTGGAACGGCTGGGCGTCTCGGTGCCCGAAGGGTTCCGCACGCTCGGCGGCTTTGTGATCGACGGCCTGCTGAGCGGGCTGGGGGCAAAGCTCGCTGCGTTGCGCGAGTGGATCACCGGCATGGCCAGCAGCGTGGCTACGTGGTTCAAAGACGTGCTTGGCATCAACTCCCCGAGCCGTGTGTTCGAAGGCTTCGGCATCAACATCGTGGAAGGCATGATCAACGGGATCGCCAGCATGGCCGGGGCACTCCGCGACCAAGTGATGGGCATGGCGGGCAACATCGCCGGGTGGGTGCAAGAAGCCATGACCAGCGCATGGGATGCCATCGGCGATGGCGCTACCCAAGCCATGCAATGGGGCCGGGAGACAGCCGCCGGAATGGGCCAAGGCATCCGCGACGGTGCCAATCGTGCCACCGAAAGCGCTGCCAACCTCGCCAATGAGGTCACCGGCACCGTGCGCAACTGGCTAGACATCAACTCCCCCAGCCGCGTGTTTGCCACCATCGGCAACTTCGTCTCACAAGGCCTGGCCAACGGCATCGAAGCCGACGCAGACCGCCCCATCAAGCAAGTACGCAGCCTCGCCAGCCGTATGCGCGACGTCGCCACAGGCTTGATGCTCAGCGCTGGTGTCACCTCACCAGCCATGGCGATAGACGTTCAGCCGCCAGAACAGCCCCCAGTGCCAGGGCTTTATGCCCACATCGAGCGGCCCGAGCTACCCACACTGGAAGCACTGCAGGTAGAACGCCCCACGCTGCCAGAACTCGGCGCGCTCACCATCCAGCGCCCAGAACTGCCAGCCATGCCAGGGCTTTATGCCCACATCGAGCGGCCCGAACTACCCACTCTGGAAGCGCTGGCGTTCCAGTGGCCAGAACTACCGCAATTCGACCCGCTACGCATCGACACCAGCGCGATACAAATCGACGCGCGCCCACCACTGCAAAGCCACGCCAGCGCAGCGCCAAGCGGCGGGCTAGTGATTCACGGTGGCATCAACATCGAAGTACACGCCGCACCGGGAATGGATGAGCAAGCCCTGGCACGCCTGGTGAATGAGCAAGTACAGCGCGCACTACAAGACGCCGAGCGCCGCGCCGCCGCTGCCAGCCGCCGCAACTTCTACGATAACGATTGAGGGCAAACCCATGATGATGACCTATGGCCTGTTTGTGTTCGGCCTCAGCTCCGCCGCCTATCAGGAACTACAGCGGCAAACCAACTGGCGGCACGCCAGCACCTCACGCATCAACGCCCGCCCGGTGCATCAGTTCCTTGGCCCCGGTGACGACACCATCAACCTCACCGGCACCCTGCTGCCCATGTTCACCGGCGGCCAGCAGAATCTCGATATGCTCCGCGCCCTGGCCGATGAAGGCCGCGCATGGCCACTCATCGAGGGCACCGGCACTTACTACGGCATGTACACCATCGAAAGCCTCACCGAGCGCAAAAGCGAGTTTTTCCGCGATGGTGCCGCCAAGCAAATCGAGTTCGATATCAAACTCACACGGATTGATGAAGGGCGAACCGAGCTGCTCGGCATCCTGGAAAGCAGCGCCCTACGCGCGATTACCGGAGCGTTGGCATGACCATGCAACCCGACTACCGCATCAGCCTACAGGGCCAACTCATCAGCCCCGAGTTCCGCGCGCGCCTGGCATTGCTCACGCTGCATGACCGGCGCGGCATGCAAGCCGATCAGCTCGATATCACCCTCACCGACGATGACGGCATGCTGGACATACCGCCCACCGGCGCAGAGCTGACATTAGCCATCGGCTGGAAAGGTCAAGCGCTCACCGAGCGCGGCACGTTCATCGTCGATGAGGTCGAGCACACCGGCGCACCGGATACGCTCAACATCCGCGCCTCCAGTGCCAACATGCGCCAGGGGCTGCCGGGTAAACGCACACAAAGCTGGGATAGGGTGACGGTGCGGGACATTATCGAAACCATCGCCGCACGGCATGACCTCGTGGCCAGCGTGGGCGCAACGCTGGCAGGCGTACGCATCACCCACATCGACCAAACCGACGAATCAGACCTCCACTTCCTCACACGCTTGGCAGAGAGATTCGATGCGGTGGCCACCGTCAAAACCGGCCACCTGATTTTTGTACCCGCAGGCCAAGCCACAACAGCCACCGGGCTAGAGATCCCGCCCATTCAGCTACGCCGCCAAAGCGGCGATCAGCACCGCTACCTAAAGGCAGAGCGGGACGCCTACACCGGCGTCACAGCGCTATGGAATAACACCGCTCACGCCCGCCGCGAAGCCGTCACCGTGGGCGACGCCTCCAACGCCCAGCAGCTACGCCACACCTACGCCAGCGAGGAAGAAGCGTTAGAGGCCGCCCAAGCCGAATGGCAGCGCATCCAGCGGGGCACCGCTTATTTCAGCATCACCCAAGCCATCGGCGACCCAGAACTATTCCCCGAAACACCCGCGTGGTGCATCGGCTGGAAACCCCAGATCGACGCCACGCCCTGGATCATCACCGAAGTGACGCACAGCCTCACGGAAAGCAGCTACACGACAGCGCTGCAGCTGGAAAGAAGAAGCTAATTACTAGAAAAATTAGAAAGTTACGCTACGGCATACACTGAAGGATGGGTAGCTAACACGTCCGCCTAAGCTACGCGCATCGGGAACTAAACGATGAAATGGTGGTACAATGTATAGCTTATCTACGTATTGAGCAGCTAACCAAGCGATAATGTACGCAAAACACTAAGTTACGCAGTGAAGCTAGTAAGAGCACGATACGATTACGACTAAACTACCTTGTGTATACAGCCGTACACTGCAATGATGTAAGTAACAAAGGACAACACCTTGCGTCAGACGCTAGGTAGATGACCGCCAAGCTGACGCTGTGGCGGTTTTTGTTCGATAAAACCTAATAAAATTAGGTATATGGAGAAAGATCATGGCAATCACTGAAGCTATCGACAAGGCAAAAATGGCCTTGGATATCGGTTGGGATGGCAATTTCCCAATCGACCCGGTTGCTGTTGCCAGTGAGATCCTCATGGTTAGCCGTGATGATGGCGAAGAGTTGCCCATCATTATGGAAGCTGAAAGCCTAGACCTTGAAAGTGGGTACGCAGAATTCGTGTATGGTGATGAGGCCTTCGGCGATCACTTCCGGTGCGTGTATAACATACATGAGGCGGCAACCCGGCAGCGCTTCACACAGGCGCATGAATTAGGGCACGTGATGCTAGGGCACGTTTATGAAGGAAGCTCCCCAAGACGAGATGCACGCTTTGATGGGAGCATCGATTATAAAGAAAGAGATGCCAACATTTTTTCGGCTGAGCTTCTTATGCCTGAAAAATATGTACGCCATCAAGCTAGCCGTATCACTGACATCAACACGTTAGCTCGCTTCTTTGGCGTGTCTCCTTGGGCAGTAAAAATTCGGTTAGAAAGGCTGGGAATCTTATAAGTGACTGATAGCGTCTCCTCCCCCGATAAAAAACCGGATAAAGAGCCTTCAAGTGAAGGCTCTAATTCTGAAAATGCCAACAAGACGCCGCCAAGGTACGATCCGAAACCACGGAAGCCCTCGCCTGGAGCTACAGGTGAGGATGCCGCTGACAACCCGGCTTATGACCAAGCAAAAAGCAACCAACGTGACCTAGATAGAGAAATACTTTTAAAGCATATAATTAGCAAGTGGATGACTATTATAGCTGCGGGAGTATTGCTATTTTTCACAGTATGCTTTTTTGTTTACACCATAATTTTTGCACATGGTTTTTTAAATATTTTGTCCGATCACATTCACGCTTACAATAAAATACAAGGTGAAAAGTCGATCATCCCTTTCTTAATGCCTTTCATGCCCGCCACTCTTTTCGCAGCGCTAGGAGTTGCAACGATGGTAACGGCTATGCGTTTTGTAAATGCTTACGTTAATGCTCTTGATGAGAGGAACGATGGAATTTTCATCATTGAGAAAATTATTAGCGAAATTGCAAAGGCAGCCAAAAATTTCAAATCAGGTGGTAGTGACTAGATCAAGATAAATTATCAAGCCCCGCTCCTGCGGGGCTTTTTATCACTTATAGGTCAGTCCTATAGAGTTACAGCGCCTCATCCAACTGACACCGCGCTTGATGCACCACCACACCGCGCACCATCCGCGCCGTGGCCATCAGCCCGTTGCCCCCGTTAGGCGGTAGCAGCCGATAACGCGACCCCACGCGAAACGTCTTGTAGAGGTGGAGCGCGTCGTCCATTTCCACCACGACTAAGTCGTCATGACCAAGGCTGTGTGATTCATCCACCACCAGCACATCGCCCTCGATCACGGCGCCATGAACGCCTGCCTCTGGCCCGACCTCAACCGCAAAGCAGTTAGGCGAATAGCCGTCACAATCGACACCAACTAACGCGGGGTGGTCAATTCCCATGGCCAACGGCCCTAAATACGTCAATCGCATGGGTCACCGGCAAATGCTTTCACACGGCACGCCGTCGTTATCGCGGTCGAGGCGTTGAAGGCCGCACTGTTCAAGATGAAAGTAGGCTTGCGCGCAGCTCGTCATGTCGCCGCAATACGGCTTATCGCTGCAGCTCCAAGGCGAGTCGCTTACGGAAGAAACAGGCGTGATGGCCGGAGCAGGTAACCGCTCCCCTCGCCGCCAGTTCCACGGCTCGATGGGGTCATCAAATGCCCAAAGCCCCCGCCCTGCTTCACGCGCTGCTGTTTCGTTCTCCAAGAAGCTCGAATCGGTCATGTAATCGCGATAAACCCATGCCCCGCCGCGAGCCACCATTTCACGGTTCACATCTAGATCGTCCACGTAAAAGCGTCCCAGCGTGCGGCCATAGCGGTCGGTGCCTTCCGACTCCAGCGTGACCAGATCCTGAGACACCATATCGGCCAGCATGCTGGTGGACTCATCGCCAAACGGTTGGTCGTTCTCAGGTGCATCGATCTCGGTCAAGCGAACGCGCAGTTCATTGCCCCCGGTCATAAAAACGACCGTATCGCCATCGGTCACAGAGATAACCCTACCGCTCAATGTCTCTGCCAATACGTAAGAAGCAGGTAGTAGCAGTAAAACTGCACAAACGCAGACTTTGGAAAATTTGATCATGTGAATCTACCTATGCAGATCGCAGCTCACTCCGCCGGGCTAATGCCAAGCATGACGCCGGTATAAGAAGAGTTGGAAATGTTATAGGAGACACCATCAATGACTGTGCTAGCGGTGGTCTCAGGACTGTTCTGCATATCTTCGAGCAGACTCAAAACGGTGGGGATATGCTCGTCGGGGTAGCTATCGGGATCAATGGACGCAATGGCGGTCGCAAACATCACCATGATGAGCTGGCCTGATTCGGCGGTGCCATTGCCAGTGCCGTTGAGAATAAAGCCGTTCACCAAACGGGACTCCGGCTTGGCGGTGCCAGTGATGCCTACAGTGTCAAAAAATACGGAGCTGAAAACAGCCTGGGCACCGATATCCTCTTCGTTGATCGTAGGGTCTAATTCCAGCGGCAAGCCCAATTGATCAAGGTGGCCATTAAAGCGCTCGGCATATTCGTCTGGTGTGAAGCCAAAGTCAGGGCCGTTTTCAATGTCGTTTGCAAACGTGAATGATGAAAGGGTCATCAATCCTGCTACTGCCATGCTACGTAATAACTTCATTCCCTTACTCCCTGTCGTTTTTTTAATACCCCTAGAGCACCTGCCCCAGGTTCACCAAGCACCGGCCCAAAATCTCCACAAACTGCTTCTGTTCTGGTGCTATCAACTCTTTGTCATAGCGCGGGTTATCGCTGATCAACAGCCAGCCACCGCCAGCAACGCGCTGCATACGCTTAATACGGCGCTCGCCATCCATCAAAATCAGGTAGACGCCTTCACGGCTGGGGTCACGCTGTGTGAAGTCCACGAACACGTAATCGCCGTCGTCTATCGTGCCGATCATCGAATCACCGCGCGCTCTTACCCATGCCCCCGTATCCGCTGGCAGTTTTAGCTCTGCCAAAACGGCACGATCCATATGGAAGTAGCCCAGCACCTTTTCATCGGCGAAATCCCGCCCGCTACCCGCTGCACACTCCACGTCATACATCGGGATTGAGGCGACGGTAGGATCATTTAAACGCTGATCACGGTAGCTCAACGGGTCTTCTAGGCTTGAAGCCAGGTTATTTTCACTTGAATTAAATTGCTCAGAACTTCCATCTGAAAACGAATTACTCGAATGAAAGCCATTCGAGCGTGAACCTGAAAAAAGGTAATTAACGTCTACACCAAGCGCTCTCAATTTTTGAAGATAGTAGGCGTCAGGCGCTCTCTTATCGGTTTCATAGTTGTATTGAGCCACTTTTTTGACGCCGCCAGCCTCCCCGAATGCCTCCTGAGACATCCCAAGCCTAACCCTTTCTTCTTTCAGTCGACTGCCGAAGCTATTCACGTAAAGATCCTTTTAGGAGTTGACGAATTCACTTTTGTGAATCACCATTCTCGTATGTATACAGACCGATAAGACCTATAGAGGAAGCCTAACCCATGACGCTAGTGAACGCCACGAAGGCCACTCATGCGAGTCCATCGCCTTCCAATAACAAAACCACTCAGGTGCTTGTACGTGTCACCCCGAAAGTTCGCGCCGAGCTAGAAAGCATCGCTGAAATTGAGCAGCGCTCTTTATCTGCGGCAACTCGAATCATGATCGAGCGCGGTATTGACCAGTACAAATCCGACTCACTCATCGCCGACTAACCCCGTTTGTGACGCTGCATAAGGAACCTAGCCATGCACCAAGACGTTCGTCGCATCCGTTCACGCTACGCCGCCGTCAACCTGGACGACTACGAAGCCAAGCTAATCGATGCTCTGGTGGATTACACCGGGATGTCGAAAGCCACCTTGCTACGCCAGCTCATTCTGAAAGAGGCATTAGAGACGTTGGGCGTTAGCGACATCCTCACCCCCAGTGTGGGCCAGCGTGCGTCGTGAAGGCAGACACCAAAAAGGCCCAAAAGGAGCACCCGGAATGCCTCAACACCACCTAGTGCTGGATGAAGAGCTAGAACGCCAGCTGGAGGCAGTGCGACAGCAACAGGGGCTTGAAACGACTGATCAAGCCGCCGAATGGTTGTTGCGCCGTCGAATGCGCAAGGGCGTGGGCAGCCTCACTGGTCGAGGCCGCGCCCTGTACGACATAAGGGGGCGAAGTGACTGAGAAACACGAAGAGAACGATATGCAGGAGGTCAGTCGGCTGCGGTTTAACTGCCCGCACTGCGGTAGCTACATGAAGGTGCGAACTTCGAAGACGCATCATCCTGAGTACCGAGCGCTGTATCTGCATTGCACGAACGAGTTCAAGTGTGGATACCGCTGCAAATCAGAGCTGACGCTGACCGAAACGCTGGCCCCCAGCTACTGCCCTAACCCAGCCGTCAATATCCGGCCCTCCAATTGGCTCATGCAGAAGCTGGCCTTGGAGGCGCAAGGGCAAATACGGCTAGGAGAGGCAATCACCAAGAAGGAAGAGCCCAAATGAACGTACTACCAATCAATTCAGCAAAATCTCCGTTCGATCTCGCCACCGAAATTCTATGGCGTCACCGCTGGAGAAGCCGCGCCGAGGCGCTGCGCAACACCATTGGATGGATGGTAAGCGACTACGGAATCAGCGAAGCCACCGCCGAAGTAGCGGCCATTCAAGCCTATGCCGACCTCGACAGCACCAATGAATCAGCACGCATTGACGTAGACGCCACCACCTCCCACGTCGTGATTTTCCGCGACGACAGCGGCCGTCCGGTGATGCTCACCGCCCGCGACCTCAGCCGCATGATTCAGCAAGCCCGCGACGCTGGCCTCGCCCGCGTAGTGGATGCTGACACCCGCCGCCCCATCGTTCTGGAACACTGAGGTTCGCCCATGGCCACCGTGACCCCATTACCCGCCCGCCAGACCCCGCCGCGCGTCCAACAGGATCGCGCAGGCTTCGGCGCACTGCGCGCCGAGCTACACCAGCGCGCCGCCGATCAAGACCTTGTCAGCGTGTGGGCAGATCTCCCCTTTGCTGAGCGTCGCCTAGTGCTGAAAAGTGCCGGCCTTTCTGTCGATGCCACTCAGCAAATCAGCCAGCTCACCAAGCCCGAGCGTGCCGCCGTGCGTGCGGCTATTCACCGTATGAGCGAGTACGCCAGCGGCCTGAAAGACCAAATCCGCAACCGCAAGCACCCCAGCGCAGAGCTGGCCAGCCACGCCCGCCAAGCCATCGCCGAGGGCAACACCAAAGCGGCGCTTCACTGGCTCAGCCTCATCGAAAAGGGGGTCGCATGAACCTACCCACCACCATGCACGGGCTGTACGTCATCAAGGCGCGTTTTGACTACCTCGCCAAACAGCTGGAGCAAGCAGGTCACCGCATGGCCGCCGAGGAACTCAAGCGCGAAGCCCACCACTTCGGCTGCCAGCTCACGCAAATCGAAAGTGTGCTGGAGGACTACCGCCTCGATATTGCTGCCGTTCAGCTTCCCCCTGAATTACCGCGCTTTGTCGGCGTGGATATGGCGGCCGTGGGCTGGGAGTGCACAGCAGTTCAAGAGGTAACAGCGTGAGCGCGTTAGCCCTAGCCTTTCAGCACAGCTCTGGCACCCAGGATTGCTACACCTTCCTGCAGGCGCACTTCGAGCGCTTGCCGTCGTTGGCCAGTCAGTTAGCCGATGGCTATGTCCATGTTTCAAAGCGACATGGTCACGCCGCGGCTAACCGCTGGCTACGCCGCAACGCGCAGGATCTTACCGAGCCGTCGTTCATCATTGACCGGTTCCTACCGATCCGGCCCGAGCTTACGCGCGCGATGAACTCCATCGTGCATCGTGGCTCCACGACCATTGAAGGGTTACATGCGGCTGACAAGTGGTTAAAGAGCATCGAAAAGCGCTTGATCATTGGCAGCCTGAACGCTACACACGACGACGATGCGCTGGTGAATCACGCCCAAGCCCAAGCGGCAGCCATCGATAAAAAAGCGAGCCTCTTGATAGGCGATATTGCAAAGGTAAACCGCTTGCAGCGGTTGGGGCTGTTGCCACCTGCCGGAAGGCCTCGCATGGCGGCAGGTAATAAGCCTTTGTCTGAGCAGTTCCGCGACTATCAAGACGCTTGTGCCCGCACTCGAAACCAATTCACTCCACCGCCCTTTATTGGCAACTTCCGCTTCCAAAAGTGGCATTACATGCGCCCGCTGTGCCTTTCTGTCGTTCAAGCTGCAGCCATTGAGTTTGGGCGCACTAAGTGCAAGCTCCATGGTATCGCGCCCCCTAGCGATAAGTTGGCGAGCAAAACCCAGTTAGCGCGTCTGAGCTGCTCACTCTGGTGGCGTCGTAAGCTACGTCGCCAGTGTGGCCGCGCGGTTGAGCAGGTTATGCGTGAAGCTCACCGCGTGCACAAGCAGGCGGGCATTTACTGCAGTGACTTCACGGTGGAGCGCCGCCGCTCCCAGAAATTCCGCAATAACGCCTTGCTTGAAACCCTAGAGGCTATCAATCAAGAGGGGCAGGTTTTCACGCTGGCGGAGCTGGCAGAAAAGGGGTTGGCCAATCCCGATCATCGGCGCGCTGAGCTCATGCTGCGTATCAGCGATACCGAAGCCGAAGCCCGCCGCCTGGGGCATACGGGCATGTTTTACACCATGACCACGCCGTCAAAGTTTCACGCGGTGATCGCTAATAACTGCGTGCGCAACCGCAAATACCAAGGCGACACACCACGCCAGGCGCAACAGTATTTGCAAGGCTTGTGGTCGAAGGTTCGCGCGAAGCTGGCACGCGACAATATCGGCGTTTATGGCATCCGAGTCGTAGAACCCCACCATGACGGCACACCACACTGGCACTTGTTGCTTTGGATGAAGCCCGAAGATGAAAAACGGGTAACCAGCACTCTTCGCGACTACGCCGAAGAGTCACAGCAAGAAGAGCTGTTTAGCCGTGGCCGAAAAACCAACGCTCGCTTTGATGCTAAACGCATCGACTACAGCAAGGGCACCGCCGCCGGTTACGTCGCTAAATACATCAGCAAGAACATTAACGGCGAACAGTTCATGGACGCCGACAAATACGATCACTCCATGACCGAGAGCGCTCCACGTATTGAAGCGTGGGCCAGCGTATGGGGTATCCGTCAGTTTCAGTTTATCGGCCTGCCTTCCGTCACTGTCTGGCGTGAAGTGCGCCGCCTCACTGAGAAACAAGACCAAATGCTCAAGGACTGGGAAGCGGCTACCCGCCCACATCCGTGCGCAGCGATGCGTTTCGCCCAGATCCGAAAGGCGGCCAATGCTGGGCAATGGGATCAGTTTCTGAGGCTCATGGGCGGCCCAATGACCAAACGCAAAGACCAGCCGATCAAGCCGTGGGTAGAAACCAAGATGAACACCGGCCCCAACGTCGAGCAGTTCAGCCACGCAACCGGCGAATACTACGGAGCCGAAGCGGTGGTGGCCAAAGGCCGCTATGGCGAAGAGCAGAAAGTGACGTTCGGGCTGGTGGCCACCGGCCGCCCTGGCTTTTCTAGCGAGTACGTGACCCGCGTTTATAAGTGGCACGTTCGCGCGAAAGGCGCGGGGTTAGGGGTTGATTTTCAGGCTGTAGGCGAAGCCGAAAGCCCTTGGACTCGTGTCACTAACTGTACGCAGGGGCCAGATATCCAGCCCCGCGAGCCATCACCCGAAGAGATAAAAGCCCAGCGCGAACGTCTCGAAGAGTGGAAGCGCTCAGAAATTTACCGGGCCGAGTCGGAAAGTGCCTACCGAGAAGGTAAGGCAGCCATAGAAGCTGCGCGAAAACTCTTCGCGCCGGTACCCAAGCACACCCAACGCGAGGAAGACGAATACTTCCCGCCCGAGCTTTGTTGAAAAAGGAGCATGCAATGGATCGCCCAACGCAATGGCCAGACGGCCGCCCGCTAGGTGGAGTAAACGGCTACCCGCCGGAATGGTTCGAGTGGGCAAGAGAGCAAGAGGTGAAGTTCGTGGCATTACAAATGCTGCTAGCCCCTGAGCCAAACCGTAACGCGGTCTTTGAGCAGTGGAAACAGAAGTTCACCCACGTTACCCGCGAAAAAGTGAACGCGGTATGGGATGAAGTGGCCAGCCGTAGAGGTGCCCGCGATGCGTAACCCAATACCAGTTCAACAGCGCTTTGCCATCAAGATGATTGTGTTTGGGTTTTGCCTGGGTAGCGCTTTCCAGCTGGGCATCAGCGCCGTGAGTCACTTCAAGCCGCGAGTTGAAGTAATCGAGATCCGAACCGAAGCAAAGCCCAGCGCCAAGGGCATTGCTCATCGCGTTGAGCTTTAAGGGGGAAGCATGGCCATCGATCCGAACTGGGTTCGCGAGAACCCCGAAGAAGCCGCCCGGCAAATCGAGTTGCTGACAATAGCGGGCAACCTGAATCGCACACTCGTAGAGGTGCATATTCTGCAGCGTCAGGAAATGCAAAAGCGCGTTGAAGAGCTGGCATGCCAAGTCGAGGAAGCTGGGCGTTACCTACGCGACACAGCCCGCCGTGATGAGCTTATAAAAGCCCAGGCGCTTTTTGATATGTCAGAGCGGTTGGATGCTTACGATCAACCCATAGCCGCCAATCAGTGTTGGAACAGAGGCGATAAGCTACGCCGAAAAGTCGAAGGGGGTATCAGTGAATGAGCTGGCTCTTTTCGCGGGCGCTGGTGGCGGAATACTCGGCGGACACTTACTCGGGTGGAGAACCGTCTGCGCCGTTGAGCGTGATGCCTACGCAGCACAAGTTCTGGCGCAACGACAAAACGATCGAGCCCTCGCGCCTTTCCCTATTTGGTCTGACGTGTGCAGTTTTGACGGAAAGCCATGGCGAGGCCGTGTTGACGTCGTTTCTGGCGGCTTTCCCTGCCAAGACATCTCCGCTGCTGGAAAAGGTGCCGGCATCGAGGGGCAGCGGTCAGGATTATGGGAGCAAATGGCGCGGATCATTCGCGAAGTACAGCCCAGCTACGTCTTCGTGGAAAACAGCCCAGTGCTCACTTCTCGCGGACTCGGAAGGGTTCTCGGAGACCTGGCCGAAATGGGGTTTGATGCACCATGGGGCTGCGTATCCGCTGCCGACCTTGGTGCACACCATGAAAGGGAAAGAATCTGGATTGTGGCCTACTCCCACAGTCTGCGGGAACAACAACCGGAAAGGGGTAAGTGCGAAAAGCGGGGACGGACTAGCAACAGCAGTAAAAAAGTACCCGACACCATGTGCGCGGGACTACCGATCTCCGGGCAGAAGCCGAGCAGAAAGAACAGGGGGAAAGCAGGGAGAGCACTTAGTGAATGTGATCGGTGGCCAGTTGAACCCAACGTGGGTCGAGTGGCTAATGGGGTGGCCAACCGGGTGGACAGAATTAAAGCCCTTGGAAATGGACAAGTTCCGAGAGTGGCGGCAGCAGCATTCGCCCTGCTCAGTAAAGAGTGAGGTAGCAGCATGATAGATACAAAACACAACCACACTCCGCCGGCGAGAACGCCGCCGCCGCCAAAAGGCGGTGCCTACGCACGCCAGGCAGCAATGCTGTGCCAAGACAAAGCGTTCCTGCTCTACCTGGATCGCCGCCGCCGGTACAAGCACCAACTAAACGAAAGCCAGTTACCCGACGGCACCCATACCGCCGAAGATGCGCGCGATTGGCTGTGTGCTGCCTGCAAAATTAACAGCCGCGCCGAGCTGGATAGCAACCCAGCCGCGTGCCAAACGTTCCGCATGATTCGCAACCGCTTCAACCGCTGGCGGGCAAGGAATAAGTCATGAGCCTACAAAACGTACTAGACTGCGAGGAAATCAAGAAGATAACTGGATACCAGCGCCCGGCAGATGCCGCGCGCTGTTTGAGAGAGCAAGGCGTCGTTGTGTTTAACGGCCGCCGTGGCCCCTGGACAACCATAGATCTGATTAACAAAGCGGGCGGTATTGAAGCCGCCCAGCCGAGAGAGCTGAGCCCTAGCGACATACTATGAAGACACGCCCGCGTAAACATAGCCCCGACATACCCGCTCATATCAACCAGTCAAAGCTCCCTAACGGAGTCTATTTTGATAAGCGCGGCCGGGGCCGCTGGTATGTTCAATACCGTGATGAAGCGGGCAAGTTAAAAACCGAGCGCATCGCCGGTGCCGATGCCACACTGTCAGAGCTTCACCGAATCATGGAGCAACGCAGTGGCATAGATCGCCGCACCCTGCGCTACCTAGCTAAACAGTTCCACGAATCAGCGCAGCTAAAAGAGCTGGCCATCAAGACTCAGCAGGATTACGAATACTGCCGGGCCGCGCTGCTGGAAATGCCCACCAAGCTGGGCAAACCGCTGGGGGATCTGCCCGCTTCGCAATTCTCACCAGCACTGGTGCAGCGCCTGGTCGACAAGATCGCAGCCGAAGGCACACCATCAAAAGCTAACCACCTTTTACGATACCTACGGCGACTGTTTCGCTGGGGGATCAACCGGGGCTATTGTGATAGCAACCCCGCTCAAGGCGTGGAGTCTGCCAAAGAGCGAAAGCAACGCCGCTTGCCGGATCTGGCCACCATCGCTCGACTAACCGAATTTGCTCAGAAACGTGGCCAACGCACACGCGGTGAAAAAGGCGCGTGCGCGCCTTACCTTTGGGTCGTGATGGAGCTTGCCTACATTTGCCGCTTACGCGGGATCGAGGTCGTTACACTGACCGATGCCAACAGCACCGCCGATGGCGTGATGACTAACCGCCGCAAAGGCTCCCGGGATAACGTCGTTCGCTGGTACCCAAGACTATCCGCCGCCTGGACCGCCGCCACAGAGCGCCGCGCTGGAATCTGGAAAGCCAAAGGCAGACCGGTACCGATGCACCCAGAAAACCGCCCACTCATCGTGGCGGCCGACGGCAGCGAGCTACGCAAATCGAGCCTAGACACTGCCTGGCAGCGGTTGATCAAGCTGGCCATCGAAGAGGAAATCATTACAGAGGAAGAGCGCTTCGGCCTGCACGACCTAAAACGGCGCGGCATCACCGACACTAAAGGCACACGCCACGAAAAGCAGGAAGCTAGCGGGCACCGTTCGGCATCAATGATGGACACTTACGACCTGAGCGTGCCGGTGGTTAATCATCCTGGCGAAGCGTAAGCAAAAGTGAATTGAATTTAATTTTTATCGATGTTAAAGCTCATATGGTAACTCTCAAAGGAGCTTTAACAATGAAAGATGGCTTGTACGTAGTAACATTCCGCTCACCTATGTCTGAAGGCGCAGGTGTCGTCACCGTAAAAAGTGGTGCCGTTAACGGTGGTGATTTTGGCTATGTTTACCAGGGCCAAATCACGCCTCAGAGTGGCAATAATGCCACAGCAACCATTGAGGTGACCCGTTTCAATCACAGCGCCGAGTCAGTATTCGGCCCTGCGAGTAACTTTAACCTGATGTTAAAAGGAACGACGGATCAGGAAAGCTTTAACCTGGAAGGTTCTGTGGAAGGACAGCCCAGTCATCAAATACGAATCAGCGGCCGTTTTTTCAAAGAATTGGTTTGA